ATCGCATATCTAATTAAAGATTAGCTGTTCTGCATGATTCCGTCTACTCTAAAGATTCTAAAGTATGGGTTAGCACGATCAGCACCAACAGATCCATCAGTAGCTACGAATGGGTTTGCAACCATACCGTATCTAGTTTTGAAGCCGATTCTTGGCTGGAAGTCTTCCTCACCGATCGCTTTAACCATAGTTAAAGGAACGTATGGGCAGTAGAATACACCTGCGTCATATGGAGTAGTACCTCTGTAACCTACACAAACGTAGTCGCCAGTTGCATATGGATCAACATATACTTTGAACTTACCGTTAAGAACACCAGCAAAAGTATTACCAGTATCATCTACGTTTAGGCTAGTAGCAAGAGCTGGGCTGTAATCAAGCATGCCAGAAGCAGCAAGTACAGAACCTACGTCAGAAGAACAGATAACATAGTTACCTTTGCCTCTACGAGTCTCTTTAGCAATTACGTTAGCTTCTCTTTCGATCTGTACGATCAAACCTTTAGCTTTCTCAGCCAACCAACGACCATCTGAATCAGTATCGATATTAAAGATACCTTTAACACTAGCGTTAGCCTGAAGAGCGCCTAGCTTAGCAGTTCTGTTTACAGTTCTAACAACTTCTCTGTTGATTTCCGCAAGGATTTCAGAAGAAAGGATGTTAGCAAGCTCGCCTTCAGCGTCTAGACCGTGGATTGCTTTAAGATCTTGAGCAAGTTCCATAGTGTATTCAGCTTTAAGAGCTCTTGACTTAGCAGTTACTGTAGCTTTCTCGATTGAGAATGCCATTTCACCGAATGAACCACCTGAACCACCAGTACCTAGAGCTTCAGAAGCAGCAGTTGAAAGACCACCAGCATAATCAGAAACGATTTCACCAGCAGTTTCGTTAGTTGCTAAAGAACCATCGCCATCATCCTCAGCAGTTTCTAGACCAGAAGGACCAGCTTCTTGAGCAACAGCAGCTCCAGAGAAAGCAGTGTTAGCTTCATCAAACAAAGCTTCAGTACCGCCTTGAGTGCTGTACTTAGACTTCATAGCGAAGATTAGACCAGTAGGACCAGTCATAGGCTGAACGCCAGCGATATCATAAGCGATAAGGTTAGGCATTGCACGTCTTACCAATGAGATAAGAACAGGATTAAAACCGGCTACATTAGCGCCAGTTGCGTTAGCAGGAGCATCTTCACCAAGGAAGGTACCTGATTTAGCAACAGCTTCTTCTCTAGCTGCGATTTCTTGGTTTTCTAATAGTCTAGCAGTAACTGCTGCTTTATGACTATCTTGAATTGTTGGAACATCTGTGTGCTCGATTACTGGAGCCCACTTTTCCATTAAGTTTTTGTCTGCGTTAAACATTTTTTGTTTCCCCTATATTAGACGTTTTTATATTTTGAGATAGCTGATGTATATCTAGCCATAGTATCACTGATGTCAGCCGAAACTTCGTCAGTACCCACCAATTTTTGAGCTTCATCTACTGATTCTTGAGCTTCAGTTTTGAAGTAAGACTCTTTAACAACATTCACTTTCATTTCGAAAGATTCTGCTGAATCAAAGTCAATATCTTCTACCAAAGATGCAAGCTTTTCAGCTTCAGTCAATGCTAGCCCAGAAGAAGCATTTCGTACAATCTCAGCTCTTTCCAATCCGGAAACAGACTCAGTGAGTGCGATATTTTCTTCAACTGATTTGTTTAGAGACTCTTCCAGTTCAGCAACTTGCTCGGCTAATTCGTCGACCAGGTCAACCTTACCTTCTGGAACCTCAATGTAATGTTCTTTGAACACTGATTGTAAAGAAGCCATAAAGTCTTCAGCGATCTCAGTCCTAAGACCAGTTTCAACTGCTACTTTATTTTCTTCCATCCAGTTACCGACCACGTAGTTGAGGTATGAATCTACCTTTTCTACTAGCTCGGACTTGATTTCGGTTACTTCTTCTTCAAGGTTTTGAACGTACTCAGATTCTAATCTTTCGATCTCTGCACCTACTTTAGACTTCAAAGCAGCTTCGAAGATAATTCCAGCTTTTGCTTGGAAACCATCTGACAAAGTAGCTTCTTCAGCAACTAGGTTGTCAAGGTCTTCAGAATAGTCAATATGGTCAACGTTAACGTCTTCCTTAGCAACTACTACAGATTCCTCAACATCAGGCGCGTTAATTACTTTCATAACTGACGCATAGATTTTCTGTGCACCTTCTTTTTTCGATTTCTTCAACATATCATTTACTGATGCCATGATAGCAGCTTTAGTTTTAGGCATTTCAACAACAGGCTCTTCGTCTTCGTCGTCTTCTTCATCAGCAGACTCCTCAACTTCTTCCTCTTCGTCATCACCTTCTTCTTTAGCGTCATCACTAGCTTCTACGATTTCTTCGTCTTGAACTTGTTCGTCTTCAACGAGCTCCTCGGTAGTAAGCTCTTCAGTTTCTGATACGTCTTCGACTAAATCGTTTTGCATTTCGTCATTAGACATAATTTATTCTCCTATTAAGAATTTACAAGTTTAGAGAGGAAATTCTTAAAAGCTTTAATCTCAACATCAGATGATCTCATGTTTCGAGCTTCCTTGATTTCAGTCTCAATTTTCTCAACTTCTTGTGGGCAAAGTACACCATTATTCCATACCCAATCAACACCTTCCATAATTCCATTGACAAAT